AGGTTTAGCTGCAGATATTGCTTGTACTAATAGTGCTGCAAGACATATAATAGTAAGTGCATTATTAAAAGTAGGTTTAAACAGAATAGGTATTGCAGATACCTTTATTCATGTTGATAGAGATTCTTCTAAAACTGCTAATGTAATCTGGACGTATTAATGGATAAGAAACCATTTAGAGATACTAAATTAGGTAAATTTCTGTTGGGTAGTAAATCAACTGTAGGAGATGCTATAGCTGATATACTTCCTGATAAGGGTCTATTAGGTATTGTTAAGAAACTAATAGATACTGATCCTGATCTAACTGCTGACGAAAAAGAACAAGCTCATAAGCATTTGGTTGACCTTTACGAGTTAGAGGTAATGGATAGAGACTCTGCAAGAACCAGAGAAGTAAACTTAAGAAAGTATGGAACTGACTGGATGTTTAACGCTACAGGCATTGTAGGTTTAGCTGCCTTTGCGTTCTTAGTTTATACTGTGGTTACTACAGAAGTTCCTGAAACCAACAAAGAGATATTTATACATTTACTTGGTATTGTAGAAGGTGTTGCACTCAGCATTTTCGGATACTATTTTGGAAGTGCTGTGAAAGATAACAAATAATTTTGTATCTTAGTGGTATGACAAAAGAAGAAATACTACAAATTGCTGAAGACTATCAGAAGACAGTTAAGCAAAGATTAGACGAGCTTTTAGAGGCTGACAGTAACATGTATACTAACTTGGGATCAGACAGCACTAAAGCAGAGAAAGAAAACGTTAGAAAGGCTAGTAGAGCCATCTACAGAGCTATTAGAGACAATGTTGATGAGAATATAGGCAAAGAACTATTACAACATCAAGATGGTTATTAGTGAACAAGGACTTGAGTTCATTAAAAAACACGAAGGGTTTGATCCAAATCCCTTTATCAATAAATTTAATAGGGTAGCTATAGGCTACGGATCTACACATTACGAAAATGGAACTAGAGTACGAATTAGTGACGGACCTATTGAACGGTTACATGGAGATTACTTACTACGGTTCTATATCCACAAGTATGAAGAGTGTGTCCGTAAGTATGCCACATTTGAGCTTCAGCAACACCACTTCGACATCCTCGTATCTTTTTGCTATAGCGTTGGATTAGGAAGTTTCAAGTCTTCAGGCCTACTTAGAAGAGCAAATGAAGATCACACCGACACAGCAGTTGCACTGCAATTTGTCAGGTGGAATAAAATAGAAAATAGATTCCATAGAGATTTAGCGATTAGAAGACAGGAGGAAGCCAATATATTTTTTTATGGCTACTAATACTACTTTTGCTTAGAAGTCTCTTAAATCGCTTCTAAATGGCCTTAAAAAGCCCATCATGAACAGAACTTTCATTAGATATTTTGATTACAGTGAATTTGACTGTCCTTACAGTGAAGGATCAGGCTATAGGCATATGGACAGAGAATTTCTTGTAATGCTGGATGAAGCAAGGTATTTATGTAACTTTAAGTTTAAAGTACTTAGAGGCTATGTAAGTCCGTTGTACAAGGACAGATTAATAATGCTTGATGATAGTCCCCATCTTCTTGGTAAAGCATGTGTATTGCATTGTAAAGTACCTAAATTAAGATTAAGAATGGTGGCAGCCCTCCTTGAAGTGGGCTTCCACAGAATTGGTATAGGTCCAGATTATATTTATGTGGATAATGATGAGATTAAACCATCAATGCTTATAATACTAAGCAAAGACAGAACATTAAAAACCCCAGTATAATACTTAGTTTAATACAAAGTGTAATACTAAGTTTAATACTTGAGTATAATACTTAGTATAATATATATTATTAATATATCTCTATAGAGATATTAATAATAATAGTATAATACTTAATATAATACTTAATATAATACTTAGTTTAATACTACCAAAAATACTTTTTAACAAAATTTTAACATATTAACATTTGGTNGAATAGATTTAATATGCTTACATTTGTATCAAACAAATAAGTTATGAATCAAGAAACATTTCAAAATCACTCTTACGAAGTTATCAAACTAAAGGACATGACAATCGGTAAGCTCAACAAAGAGCTGTACGATAATGAGAAAAGAATAGACGACTTAGATGGTCTTTTCCATGATGCTTTACAATTAATAGTTGACTTACTGGATCCTGAATGTCCTTCTGAATTTAGAGAAGTAGCTGTACAGGAATATCTTAGATTAAGAGAAGACTATTTTATTTAGAAACACTTTAATTATTTTTTACATATGACTATTTTTACTAAATTGCTTAGTGTGCAAACAAAGCTAAAAGCACCTAAGAACCAAACAAACGCTTTTGGAAAGTACAAGTACCGTTCTTGTGAGGACATCTTGGAATCCGTTAAGCCACTATTGAAGGAAGAAGGGTTAACTCTTTTTATCACAGACACTGTGAAGGAAACCGAAACTGGTTTCATGTACACTGAATCTAGAGCTATCCTTATGGATACTGAAGGAAACAAGTTTGAGTCTACAGCTCAAGCAGGTATAGATGTAAACAGAAAAGGTATGGATGTTGGACAGTCTTTTGGGGCCTCCAGCTCTTATGCTCGTAAATACTGTCTTAACGGTATGTTTTTAATAGACGACACTAAGAATGACCCTGACGCATCTAATGACCACAAATCAGATGTTACTCCTAATAGAGCTAAAATGGAGCTAACAGAATCACACCCTAAGTTTGGGGCAATCAAAACCTTTCTAGGTAAAGGTGGAGACATTAACGAGGTACTTAAAAAATACAAAGTATCCGCAGAAGTAAAATCATTATTAATTTCTTAATTATTTTTTATTATGGCAGCAATTGCATCAGTAAGTATCGATTTATCTAAGATTGATAAATCATTGTTAAAAGAGAAGGGAACTTCTAAGTATTTAAACGTAGACATCTTAATCAGAGATGAGATTAATCAGTACAATCAAAACGTAGCTGTTTATCACACTCAATCAAAAGATGAAAGAGAATCTAAGACTGACAAGAAATATGTTGGTAACGGTAAAGCTGTATGGTCTAAAGGAGAGATCGTAACGGTTCCTTATAACGCTCCTAAGAAGCTAGAAGAAGTATCTGATGGTTTGGATTTTTAATTGATGTTTGAATGATGAAAAGAGGCGGTTTTATACTGCCTCTTTTTTTCTAAATTAACCACTAATATGAGCATAAAATTTCAACTAAGATCAGTAGGTCGCCTTAAGGAGCGACTATCTGCAAAAAACATAAGGGTTTCTAAAAGAGATAGGGAGGACATGAACTCTACTATAGCCCTAATAAACGACTTAATTTCAGAAAGGGAGAACACTACTAAGTATATGTTAGAAACATGTGTAATATGGATGTTACGCCAAGTAATGGAGTTAAAAAAAGACGACAACATACCATTTGATCCAGAATATTTTGTTAGATTCGTTGTAAAGCATGTAGACGAGATAATGGCAATTGGTAAAGAAGCACAATTACAGGACCTAAAGTTTGACATAAACAACAGGATACTTATGCAGGGAGGCGAAATGATTAGTGACAGTTATGTCAATAGTGATCTAGAGCCATTAATTTTAGATATTATTAATTACAACAGAATGCATCATGACCATAGAATTAATGCAAACAGAAGATTCTGATTCTCAGAAATTCAAATACATACTAGAGTCATCTTATATAGATCCTGCTGAAGACATAGCGTATCCACCAACTGCTGTCTCTTTTGGGGAGTTTAGAAGTAAAGATGAAAAGTACCCTATTCCAATTGGAACTTATGGTAATTTTAGTACTTTACAGGCACCACCGAAAAGTAAGAAGACTTTTTTCGCATCATTAATCGCTGCTGCTTATCTAGGAGACTTTACTAAATATACAGGCAATATGAAAGGATTTAGACAAGGTAAGTGTCTAGCTCATTTCGATACAGAACAGGGCAGATACCATGCCCAAAAGGCCTTTAGAAGGCCGTTACTTATGTCTGGATTAGAGAATGAATGTTATCAAACATTTGCTTTAAGATCTTATGGTCCAAAAGAAAGGCTAGAGTTCATAGAATGGTATTTATATGAGCATTCTGAAAACTTAGGAATGGTTATTATAGATGGTATTGCTGATTTGTGTATAGACTCAAATGATATGAAGGAGTCCTCAGAATTAGTACAGCATGTAATGAGATGGACAGAAGAGCTTGATATTCACATAATGCTGGTAATTCACAGCAATTTCGGTTCAGATAAAATGGTTGGTCATTTAGGGTCCTATTTAGAGAAGAAAGCTGAAACTGTTATTCAGTTGCAAGTTGACGAAGAAAACACTAACTTAGTAGAAGTAAAGTGCAAGAGATCTAGGAGCTATCCTTTCGATAACTTTTACTTTGAAATAAACAAAGAAGGTCTGCCTGTCGTAGTAGACGCAGTAGACAAAATGCTAAACTATTAATATATGGAACTAATACTTAAGTTCAACATTACACCACAACCACACCAATCTGTAAAACTAGGAAGAAACGGAATAGCATACACACCAAAGAAAATAGTAGACTTCAAGAATTATGTTCGCAAATTAACACGAGATCAGTTGCCAACAGGATTTGAAATGATTAGTGCAGGGACTCCCATTATAGTGGAGTACCTGCATTATCAGTTTACATACCCTAAATCTTTCTCTAAGAAAAAGAGACTCAGTGAGTTGCCTAAAACAACAAAACCAGACCTTCTTGATAATCTTAATAAGGCTTTTATAGATGCATTGGAAGGATTAGTGTTTGAACAGGATCAAAACATTGTTGAAGTAAAGAGTCTAAAGAAGTTTTATGGTGAAGCAGATTGCATCATGTTAAAGCTTGTTTATTAACTGTTTATTAACTATATTTGTTAACATATGTTTACAGTACAATTCTTCAAGATATTTGGATTAGCCGTAGGAGTTAATTATATCACTTCGGAAATGGCAGGGGATTCAGAGGACCACCCATACAAGATGATACAGATCTTAGTATTTATATTTGGGATATCGATTATTATAGATGGATAAGCTTAAAATACTTTCAAGGGATCACGATAGGTGGCGTCATATGGCCATCTCTATTTGTGGCGATGATAATTTAGCAGATGACATGGTTCAAGAAATGTACTTAAGAATAGACAAGTACGTTACAGACATCTCCAAAATATACAACGAAGAGACTGACGAAATAAATACCTTCTATATATTTGTAACAATTAAGAATGTGTTCTTCCACTGGTTTAATCAGCAAAGGAAGTTTCATGCTTATGAGCTCAAGGAGTTTGATTTTAATAATGAAGACTTGCAGACTTATAACGACCAGCTTTGTGACTCCAGTTTAGATGAAGACATAGAAATGTTAGAAATGGAAAGGGCTAATCATGTAGTTATAGAGAAGATACTAGCAGAGATAAAGGACTGGCACTGGTATGATGAGAAGCTCTTTAAGCTGTATTTTATGACAAACATGAGCTTAAGAGAAGTAGCTAAAGAAACTAAGATATCGCTTACAAGCATATACAACTCTGTAAAGAACTACAGAGAATTTATCTATGAGAAATTCAACGAAGACGTTGAGGATTTATATAACGAGGACTATAGTAAAATACAATAATCATGGCAAAGAAAACAACAAAAAAGAAAGTAGCTCCTAAAGGATTAGGGGATACTGTAGAAAAAATCACAGAAGTTACAGGAATTAAGAAAGCAGTTAAATGGATCTTCGGGGAAGATTGTGGGTGTGAAGATCGTAAGGAATGGCTAAACAAAAAGTTCCCTTATAGCCAGCAATTAACTGAAACTGAGTTTGACTACCTAGACGCATACTTCTTATCAAAAAAAGAAGTTGTGTCTAAGGACGAACAGAAAGAATTAATAGCGATTTACAACAGAGTATTCAATCAAAGAGTTCAACCTAGTAGCTGTACTCCTTGCTTTAAAAATAGAATACACAATGAGTTATTAAACTTATTTAACGCATACAAAGTAGATTAGTGAAGGTATCTGACTATAGATATAATTACTCTTACAAGCTGGGTAAGTCTTGTGAGGACAAGTTTAAGGATCTCATGACCTCTAGGGGTCATGAAGTCTTTAAGTCTTCTAAATATGACGATATATATAAGCATATAGACTTTCATATTGCAGACTACTCTTTTGATGTAAAAGGACACAGACACTTAGAATGCATATGGCTGGAGCTTACTAACGTAAAAGGTAACAAAGGCTGGTTAAAAGGAGAAGCTACATATATCGTATTCGACATAGTAGAATTAAAATCTTTCTGTTTCTTTAAAAGAAAGGATCTACTTAAGTATGTAGAAGAAAATATTACAGAAACCACAGAGTCTAAAGAAGACTATAACAAGCTCTATACCAGAGCTAAGTGGGGCAAGTTAGATGTCATTACAAAAGTAAAATTTGATGACATTAAAAATTTAATGGTTCAATCGCTTGCATATTAAAAATTTGTTCATATCTTTGATTTTATAAACAATCAATCATGAGCAATAAAAGAGATATTAATCAAATGAACTTAGATGAGTTCATTGATTATTTAAGAGGTAACAGTACGCCTAAAAGGACTTTAAGACAGAGGATTTATAATTGGATGAATGAAAATGTAATAGAAGTTATATTAGTTATAGCTATTATTATGTTGATTGTAATCTTCGCACAACCATTTATTCTTCACTAATGAATATCAGAGAATTTCAAAGCATATATTATTCAGAGGATGTAAAAGCATCTTTTGAGGATTGGTGCGTTAAACATAATAGACTAGACTTATTTTATGAAGACACAGAAAGAATCAATCCCAATGGCAGACGATTGGTGGAATCAAGGTAGGAACACCATAACTGGATTTCAAGTTAGAGACCACAGAGCAAATAAAGATTTAATAGAGCAAAAGAAGTATCACGATGCTTATCCTTCTTTAGATATAAAGACAGAATAATGAAACAACCTTATAGATATTCAGTAAAAATGCAATATAAGTAGTATTTTTTAATGCTTTTATCTCAAAATTCTACAACTTTCAATACTATGTTTTAGTGATAGTAATTACCAACACAAAGGCGTTTAAAGCAATATAATGATAGTAATTGCCAACATTAAACACAATTAAAATAAACAAATTATGAAAGAACAAGACTTATTTGATTTAGGATTCACAAAAATAGAAGTTATTGGCGAGGAAGGAGAAGAAGATTTTTATTATTATGAGTGCGAAATATCAGAAGATTGTGACTTGATTTCCTGTTCTCAAGATGAAGTTCAAAATGGCAGGTGGTTTGTTGAGTTTGGGAATAATCTTGAATTTAGATTTTATTCTAAAAGAGAAGTTGAAACATTAATTAACGTACTAAAGAAAAATATTTATGAGCAGAGCTAAAGAATGGGAATGGATGACTTATAAGGATAATCAAAATAAATATATTAAAAATGTTACACAAAAAGCAAAAATTAGAACAAGCAAAAGTTATTCTTCATTCACATTGGAAATCATTTGGAGATAATAATGTTGGATTTGTTGAGGCCAAAAAGAGAAGCGTCAAAGATATTTTACAATTGATTATGTATTCTGAAATACATTACACACAAAGAAGTTATTGGTACGATGTATTAACTCAACTAGAGGAATTATGAGATCAAGTGCAATTCATTACGATAACGGAAAAGACTACGATGTTATAGATATCATACAGGATTTTAATCTAGGATTTAACAAAGGGAATGTCATTAAGTACCTTTGTAGAGCAGGAAAAAAAGATGACGAGCTACAGGATCTCTACAAGGCTAAAGACTATATTGAAAGGGAGATAGAATTTATTAGATCTAAAAGAAACAAAGATACTGAGCAATGGAAGGAAAGATAACATTATTAGACGGTAAGGAGTGGGATAAGTCTGAGATCCTAGAGAAGATGTACAACGATACATTTTACTATGGTTACTTGGGTAAAGCAGCTCTTTCATCTTCTTCCATAAAGAAGCTTACTCTTTCTGTACAAGACTATGAGGATAGCTTCACGAGAAAGTTTGATAGCAAAGCACTGATTATTGGAAGGCTTGTTCATGTAGCTGTATTACAGCCTGAGCTTATAGAGTCTATGTATCAATTCATAGACTGTAAGACTAGAGGTAGTAGACTGTATAAGGATGCCCTCGCTCTATCCAAAGAGCAAGAGGAGCATTATGAGGTTGTGCTAGAAAAAGATAGGATCTGGTCTAACGAGATAAGAGATGCTGTATTAAACCATAAGACAGCTGCTAAGCTTCTTTCTAATGGTAGTGCTGAGGTTCCAGCTATAGATAATATAATGGGACTTCCTGTAAGAGCTAAGGCTGACTGGCTTAGAGATGACTGTATAGTTGATCTTAAAACAACGAGTAACATAGACGACTTTGACTATAACTGTATGCAGTTCGGTTACGATATTCAGGCATATCTGTACACTAAAATATTTAAACGCAGTAAGTTCGTTTTTATTGCCGTAGACAAGAAATCTTATAAGGTGCAGATTAAGCAGGCTTCACAAGAGATGATTAAAGATGGAGAAGACAAAGTAAGAAAAGCAATAAACAACTATGTACAAGGATATTTTTGATCATTTAGGGAAGGATGACATAATACAGGAATACTATATGATGGCTATCCATGATATAAACTGCGGCATGTCTCTAGAAGCTCTTAGAAAGGTTCTAAGGCACTATGAGGAGCTTCAGATGTTCTTACCTTGTGCAGGTATTAAAAAGGCTATAGAAGAGACGGAGAGGATCAGTAGTATGGTGCAGAGCAATTTTTATAGTGTTGTTGAAATGACAAACATGATCAAAGGATTTATTACAGAGGAATCGGACTTTAGTATTAACAAAACCAACAGAGAAGACAATGACTACGAAATTAATGACTGAATTTATTGAGAAAGAATTAAATATCGACTTAAGTTTAACTCGAAACAAATCAAATAGGCATGTTTTTGCTAGATGTATGGCTTATTATGCTTTTTTGGACCACATGCATATGAGTTTTAGTGCTTCTGGCAAAGTATTTAAGAAAACACATGCAACGGTAATGCATTCTTACAGAAATATACTACCAGACCTTAGAAAAATACCTAAATATGCTTATGTAATCTCTAAAATAGATGAGATTTTTGAGTTAATCAGAAAAGGAGAAGAAGTTAATCATATTATAACTGAAACTAAGTCAACTCTTAACCAAAAAAAGCAAATAATAGAGCTGAAGGCGGAAAATAATTTATTGAAGGTGCAACTTGACAGTGCTAATGCACAATTAGAGGCTTATAAGTCTAGAAGTACCCTTTTACACCTGATAGAAAGGATTCCTGAGCATCAAATAGACGCAGTAGGGGTAAGATTAGATGCAATGGTTAAAATGTTAGCTTAATTATGGCNAAAGCAGTTAAAAAGACAGTATTTAGACTCGTAGATGAGTGTTACATAGCCCAAGNATGGTGTATGAAGAGGGGTTATAAAATTTATCCTATTGTTGATCAAGGAAAATATAGAATTGCAATAGAACGAGGTGGCACCATNAAAAAAGGTGACCACCTCTATTCAATTAATAATAAGGAATGGGCAGACAAAGTTTTTGAGCTATATTTAAAGCTTTATACTGCTGGTAAGAAAAAAGGATTATAATTATGCCTAGAAACCCATCAAACAACAAATATAAGAAGGCTTTAGACGGCAGAAGTAATAATGGCCAGAAAAAAGGAGATAAGCAGTTAAGAGCTATTGAAAAAGAGCTAAAGGGCATATCTAAAGATACTGCTGCTAAACAAAATAGAAATGCAGTCTATGCAACTAATGGAATAAAAGAAGTATTTGGGTCTGAGCAGGAGTTTTGGAAGCATGTAGCTGAAGAGTCTAAGGGATCTTTCAATCATATGAAGATGTTAGTAGAATATGCATTTGGCAAGCCTACAGATAACGCACAGCCAACTTCTTCAGGCAAAGTAGACATACCTATAATAAACTTCTTTACAGGGACACCACAAAAAGAAATAGATAATACAATAGACCTAGATAGTTATGAAGATACCAGCGATGCATGAAAAGTATAACTCGTTCGGAAACGATACGAGATACTTTGTACTAACAGGAGGGCGTGGATCAGGGAAGTCGTTTGCTGCTACAGTATTCCTAGTGCTTCTAACATATGAAAGGGGTCATAAGATATTGTTTACTCGATATACTATGACCTCTGCCTCTTCTTCTATTATACCTGAGTTTATAGAGAAGCTTGAGCTCATGGATGTTGTAGAAGATTTTAGGATAACAAAGGATGAGATAACAAATATAAAGACAGGTAGTAGTATATTGTTTAAAGGTATTAAGACAGCGTCTGGAAACCAGACGGCTGCTCTGAAATCATTAAACGCAATAACCACCTTTGTGTTAGATGAAGCTGAAGAGCTTATTGATGAAGATGTATTTGACAAAATTGATCAATCTGTAAGGGTGAAAGATAAACCTAATAGGGTCATGCTTATACTTAACCCAACTACTAAGGAGCATTGGATATATGGTAGGTTCTATGAGAACAGAGGTATTCCTGATAAGTTTAATGGAATCAAAGACAATGTAACTTTTATTCATACTACCTATATAGATAACATAAAGAACCTTTCTGAGTCTTTCTTGACGCAGATAGAAGACATAAGAACTAGAAGGCCTGAGAAGTATGAACATCAAATACTAGGAGGCTGGCTTAACAGAGCTGANGGNGTTATATTTACTAATTGGAGACTAGGACAATTTAACGATGCNTACGACATCCTGTACGGTCAGGATTTTGGTTTCTCTGTCGATCCCACAGTTTTAGTAAAATTATCAGTAGATCGTAAGGGTAGGCGTATATTTATAAAAGAAATGTACGGCAAGTCTGGTATGTCTACTACTGAGATAGCCTCATGGAATACTAGGTATGCTGGTCCTGAGCTTATAATATGCGATTCCGCAGAGCCCCGTCTTATATCCGAAGTTAGACTAAGAGGATGTAACCTTAAACCAACAGTAAAGAAGGCTGGCTCAATATTATCAGGCATAGGTCTGTTACAGGATTTCGATTTGATTATCGATCCTGACAGCCCAGAGATAGTTAAAGAGTTAAATAACTATGTATGGTCAGACACAGGTAAGCAAAGACCTGTGGATCGTTGGAACCACAGAATCGATGCAATACGCTACGCTGCTCAATATGCTTTAGTAAACTTTACTAGGGGTAGTTACGTTGTAAGGTAGCTCTTAAACGCAGTAGGGTCCTATCGTTAAACGCAGTAGGGTCTAATCATTAAACGCAGTAGGGTCTATTAAACATAGTAGGGTCCGTCTCCATAAAAAAAGGAGATCGGACCTTTTTTTGTTGCCTGTACGAAATTTCTTACATGTTTAGTATTTGTCATTTTATACCTTATTATATATACACTAATGGTCCAGAAAAAAATATAAAAAAAATTCACTTTTTATTTGTTTTTTATTTTTATTTAATTAATTTAGCTCCTGTATTAATCAATTAACCAAAAGTTATGTTACAAAAATTTTTATTAGCAATTGAAGATGGTAAAATTTTCAGTGCTACATTTGAAAAAAAGGACGGATCAATTAGAGTTATTAATTGCCGCCTTAAGGTAAAAAAAGGTATTACTGGCAAAGGTCTAAAATTTAGCCCTAGCGAGAAAGCCTTAATAGTAGTTTATGACATGCATAAGCTAGACTATCGCATGATCAACTTAAATACATTAATCGAAGCTCAAGTTTCTGGGCAAATTTACAAATTTAATTAATATGGGAGCTAAAAAAAACAAAGTTATGTTATCAGACTGGGACACGCTGGCAAAAGTAGGTTATGAATTTTACAATTTTTGCCAAACTTTTGAGGGTAAACTTATTGAAGATTACGCCTCAGATGTAGAAAATAGGGACTGGGGTTATCCAGCCTTTTGTTATTCACAGTGGTTAAATTCTTATTCCAATTATCATGGAGCAAATAGAAGTAATTAATATTAGCACTGAGAAATTTATAGATTGGTATTTTGCAGACAGTGACGCCCTTTGGATATTAAAAGACATGAGATTTAATATTGCAAATTATGGAATTTATAAAATTGAACTACTGGAATTATTCGACACTTGCGGATTTTTGCCAGCCAACCTGAGACCAGATTATAATTTTAGAGCACACTTAGGCCAACAATATGATCCAAAACTTTGTCAATTAGTTACGCCATGAATACACAATTAAACGACCTTAAAAAAGAACGTAAAAAATACGTTTTATTTATTCTGGAAGAGAAGCTAAAACAAGCTCCAAACTACAATTCGATTAAACATGCTCAGCAACAAATTGATCGAATAGACAATTACATTTTTAACATTAAATAATTTTATTATGCTATCAAATTGCTGCGGATATCCGCCACACTGGGAAACCGATCTTTGTTCTAATTGTTTAGAACATGCAGAATTTTACTCAGAAGACGAAGAAAATGACACTAACCTTTTATTTATTTAATTATGAACTTTACAGCAAACCAACAAAATAGAATTTTAAGAAGCCCTAAAAAGTATTTAGTGGTAACCGATCAAGAAAAATTAATTTTTACAAATGATCCTAGTATACATTTGAAATGGGATTTTATTAATGATTTCAAACTTTACATATTGAAGGACCTTAAAAAAGACGTAATAGAAAAGGACTATATTGAAAGGGAAATAAAATTTATTAGATCTACAAAAAACTTTCACAAGTACGACAAACAATTGCAGGACCTTCAGGATAAACTTGAAGCCTTGAATAACTCAGTTATTAACTCAGATTGGCAAAATGCAAAGTTTATTTTATCAGATCCAACCAATTAAATCAATTGTTATGAACTTAAAAACAGAAACAACCGCACCAAAAATTAAGACGCTATTATCTAAAGGTAATAGCAACGCTAAGACTAAAAAAAATGCTCTTGAGACATTTATACTTTATCTAGCACCACACACTCAGAACGCAAAAGGTGTTAACCTATGCCCTTTCGCTTCTAAAGGATGTATTAAGGGATGCTTATATAAAGCAGGCAGAGGCGTTTTTTCTTCCGTACAATTAGCCAGAATAAACAGGACAAACTATTTTGTTGAAAATAGACAACAGTTTCTGGATCAATTAGCTGGGGAAATAATTAAGCAATACAATAAAGCTAAGAAAAATAATACAAAAGTATTATTTAGGCTTAATGGTACCTCAGACATAGATTTTTATTCCATGTTAATTAAGCATGCAAATCTTGACGTACAAACTTTATCAGATCATGCACATTTTTATGAGTATACTAAAAATATAAACTATATAAGACGCTGGGAAGGCGCAAAAAATATTACTTATACTTTCAGTAGAGCAGAAGATAACAGCTCCTTAATTCCAGCGGCTATAGCTTATGGTGCAAATGTATCGGTGGTATTTCATCCAGATCTACCACAAAAATTTATGGGTATTCCTGTGATAGATGGTGACGCCTCAGACAGTTTAATGATCTATAACAAGGGCGTTATACTAGGGTTACGAGCTAAAGGTCCAGCAAAAAAAGATACTACTGGCTTTGTGATCAGTACTGAATTACCTTTTTAATTTGTGTATTAAATAAATAATATATGACACTAACAAGATTTTTTTATATAAACAGCGATGAAACAAAAGTATTCTGTTATAATAAATTTTGTATACATCCAAAAAAAACAAAGGTCTATAAAAGGCTTTTAAAAATATTAAAAGATGATGCAAAAATAAAAGGTATAGGATATGAATATAATTTAAATTACAAAGGGTTAACAGTAACCCATAAAAAACTTAAATAATATTATGCAAAATAAATAAAAAACCCAGCTTTAAACAGGCTGGGTTTTTTTATTAAACATAATAGGGTCTAAAAAATTATTAAACATAGTGGGGTCTTCTTATTTATTAAACATAGTAGGGTCTCCCTTTATTAAACATAGTGGGGTCGCCCCCCCAATTTGATCGAAAATTCTGGCCGCCAGAAAATTCCTACAAGATATTTTTTGTAGGGCAATTCCTACAATTGATCGTGTAAGAAAATTCCTACAAAATATTCCTACAACTTTTTTTCCAGCTGTGCAACTTTTTATCAAAAATTTAACATATTTATTTTTCTGGTCCAATTTGTGTTTTTTTAACCGTTTGTTACAAATATAACAAAAATTCGCACTTTGTTAAATTTCTACAATTATTTTTTTTGGTGGAATTCTGGGCCTATGTTTGTACCATATTAATCAAGTAAAAATTTTCAACCATGCAACACTTAAGTAAAAATGAAATTCTGGACCATTTAAGCGATTTAATTTATTTGGCCAACCTACATGAAAGAGCTTTGGAAGTTAACCTCCTTACTCAAATATCTGAGACAATAGAGGCCAGCGAAATTACCAACCTTCAGGAGCTGGAATTCTTGACCGACCTATCCGAGTACTCTAGTAAATTAATCAATTCACAAAAATAAGAAGCCATGCAGAACTTTAACACTCAAGCACAATTTTTTACAGACTGGGAAAAGCCCATGAATATCAACGGAAAAAAATCCTGTAAAGGATACTACAATTTAATAGTAAGTATTCACGAGCTCAAGCTCTGGAGCGCTGGCCTAAGGGCCCACAGCAACCAAAGGTTGTTTCACTATAAAGACTACTTCGGAATTAAAGGGGACTGTGCTACCTTATTGCAGACCCTTCAGGACCTTAAAGTAAGAATCGACCTAGCCCAATCAATCTAATAACAACGGGGCCTGCGGGCCCCTTTTAAAAATATCAAAAATGAGAAAGTTAATAAAATTTTTATCCAGTAAAACAGCCGCTTACATTTTCACAGCTCTAGGCCTAGCCTATTTTCTGGTGCGTATCTTAGTGCCTATCTTTGAGCCTCTGGACGTCTCTAGTAAATACATTTTACTTGGCCTTCTGGGAGCCGCTAACATATTACTTTTTTCAATCCTTTATACTAACCTTAAAAATAAATAACCATGAGCAGAATACATACTATATTATCCAGCATAGCAACTGACATAGCAGACAACATGCACGATAACACCAGAGACCAAAAAGAAGACTTATTGATTCAGGAAATTGACAGCGCGTTAACTTATTATTCCACCCAGTGGGATATCTTGAACGAGGCCCGACCTTCCACCTTTGAGCTCGAGCAATTAGGGGAGCTGGCCCAGTCTCCAGCAGAACTGGCTTTTGATATTCTTTACACTACATTTTTCAACGAGTACTGGGGAGCTCTGGAAGATGTAGAAGAGTTGCCAGAATCTGACAGCAGTTTACCAGAAGACCAGATTAACCCCTTAATGAATGACATATTAAACAGCTGGAAAAAATAAAAAATAATTACCAGCCTAAATTTTTACCCTCTGATCTTCAGGGGGTTTTTTTTGTGTGATATATTTCCCTGTCTCTTCGAATCAATTTTACAGCCTGTTTAAGCTGCTTTTTAGCCTGTTTAAGAGCTCTAATAAACTTAATGGACCTAGTATACCTATTTTACCAGAAAGTGCAGGAGACGTAAAACGGGATTATAGGGAGTATAATAAGGAGGTTAGATCAAATCAAACGAAATCATATTAGACAAATAGTGAAATATCTTTTTGGTAGAAATCGATTTTCGAAATTCACAAAAATTGAGAAAAATCGGTTTTAACTGCTGTAATGTTTGACTGGTAATGAACTGGAATATTTGCTCTTAATACTTAATTGAGAAAAGAATAAAATATGGGCAAGACCACCTTTGTGATAGCAGGGACTGTTAAACATAGGCGAAGCTCCTAGTCTATAATGAACTTCTTCTAAGCATTCCGCTCATCTGTGATGTTGAGCGAAAGCTGTAGAGCTATCTATAAAGAGAATCATTTTTCCCAAAATTTGTTTTGCCATTTCAGGGGTATTCTGAAAAAAGTTATTAACAATTACTTTGCGATACAGTTATGCTGCTATTTGATTATCTTTATAACAAAAACAATTATGTCACAAACAAAGACTTACGACTTAACGGTACCTTACAGTTTAGATGGTGTAAAACTTCACCAGTATCAAAAATATGTAAAGGTATTAAATGAGAACAAGGACAGTGTAGACGAAGAGTTTATTAGGCTTAAGATACTAGAGATATTCTGTGGGCTGACTCTTAAGGAGGCTTACGAACTCGCAGCAGTTGATGTTGATGAGATACTAGACTTAATAGCTAGGGTACTTAACGAGGAAGCTCCATTACAGAGAAGGTTTACGATGACTGATCCTAGTGGAACCACTGTCGAGTTTGGTTTTGTTCCCAACTTAGAAAGAATTAGTCTGGGTGAGTTTATAGATGCTGAGACTTATGTGAGTGACTGGGATAACATGCACCATGCTTTAGCTGTGTTCTATAGGCCCATAACAGGCAGTAAAGGCGAGTTCTACGAGATAGAAAAATACGAGGGTACAGAGAAGTACGCAGAGATAATGAAAGATGCTCCTGCGTCAGTTGCAATCGGAGCAACGCTTTTTTTTTACAATTTAGGGACGACATTACTCAGCGTTACAATGGACTCTTTACTCAAACAGTCGAGAGTGAAGTCAGAGGACCAGCCTCAAACGCAGACTCCTTCGGACAAAAATGGGGATGGTATCAGTCGCTCTATGCACTTGCTCAAGGAGACGTATTTAGAATTACAGAGGTTACAGAAAAGTCTCTACACCAATGCCTCCTATGGCTTGAGTTTGAAAAGGAAAAAAACGAATTAGAAGCAAAGATGCTTAAACAGGCACAAAGATGATAGAATTTTACAACTTACTAGACAACATTAAAGATCACTTAAGGACTAATCCTAATGTTACCACTGTGACTTTTGGCGACATAATGGATGTGGACCTCAACAAGACCACAATGTTTCCTTTAAGCCACATTATGGTCAGTGACATGACTTTCTCTGATCATATTGTTACTGCTACTTTAGATATGCTATTTTTAGACATAGTAGATGACAATAGAAATGAATCTACTGACTCTTTTCTGTCTAATAACAACATGCAAGATATACTAAACACTCAGTTGGCTGTAGGAAATGTCCTACAATCTTCACTTAGAAGAGGAGAATTGTTTACTAATAAGCTTCAAGTGCTGTCAAATGTGAGTGCTAAACCGTTCTATGACAGGTTTGAAAACCAATTAGCTGGCTGGGCTTTCACAATTACAATACAATTACCTAATAATAATGTGTCTATCTGCTAATGGCTAATAGAAAAAACATAGATGCTGTATTACAAAAGATAGGTGAGGAGATCATAGAAGGCTTTCAGGATGAGATTAGGTCTTCTGGCAAGGTAAGAACTGGCAAGTTACTCAATAGTTTTAGTGCTGAGGTAGTAGATGGAGATTTAATTATTACATCCAGTGAGGATTATGCTGGGGCTGTAGACGAAGGAAGGGGTGTAACTAGAAATACTGGACCAAACCTACAGTCAGCTTTAGAGCAGTGGATAAAAGGAAAAGGAATAAGTATAAGGACCTTTGGAAAGAAGAGAGGTGGTAGGTTTATAAAAAGAACTGATAATGCTGTAAAAGGAGTTGCATTTATCATGGCTAGAAAGATACACAATGGTGGATATGGAGAAAAGTTCGGAGTAGCTGAATTTAGCTCCAAGACCATGAACAGAATGATGGACACAATTACACAGCAGTTAGGGGACGAATACTTTAACTATGTATCAGATACTATAAGAGAAAATATAATAAACAGATTAAGAGAAGAGTAATGGCTATTAAAAGAATACATTCAAGGAGTCCTTTCTACATAACAAGCTCAGATGCGCCAATAGCACCTCCAACATCTACTATTGAGTATTTTGCAGCGGAGTGTGGGGATGTTAAGATATCTGACAAATTTATAGGCAAAAGAATATATACTTTTGTAATGACTGGGGATACTGGAGATATAAACATCAACTACTCAGGAGGCAATGTTCCTGTTAAGATATCTTTAGCTTACGATGGAGCTTTTGTAAGTTCTGGTTATGTAGGTTTAGATGCTTATGACGATCAATTGATTGCAGCTGGCGTTGACGTATCTGAAATAAATACAGGGCCTACTTCTACAAAATTTGGTGCTTTAGTTTTACCAAAAGAAAGCGCTAACCCTTTAACAGCAACAATAACAGTAGAAAGTGTACTTGTAAATGATACTTTAAACTTAACATTTACTTGTCCTGATGTTTCTTCTGTTGCTCCGACTTGTCCAGACAGATCTCTAGTATTCCAAATATGTAATTCAAACTTTGCTAAGGATGACAATTTTAATGTATACTTAAATAACAATTACATTGGATTCTTAGATCTTAGTGAAAACGCTCAGGTTGGATCTATATTCATAGCTACAAATAACGCTAGTCAATCATTAGTATCTGGAGACTTTGTTTGCCCACTTACATTGATGGATACTTATAGATTCGATCCTTCATTTGTTGTTTACGGCACTAACACACTAGAGCTAAGAAACGCTCAAAACAACGGAAATGGAAACTATGGTGAGATAGGAATTAGAAATTACCTGATTGATGGAGATAATTTAAGTAGCCCTTGTGTAGTAGACAATTTGGTGTACAGCGGAGTTTCAGGTGCGGACTTTACATTGACTTTTGATTATACAGCTTGTTGTCCATTAGATTTACCAGACTTAATATCATAAAAAAATAGAAATGCCAAATATAGTAAACGCTAGATTAAATCTTTGGATATATACGGGGGACTTCGGATCTAAGGACCCCCTCAATCCAAACTATGAGATATACAAGGAGATAATAGGTTCTGAGACAACAATTATTTTCGAGATAGGAGAACTTGTTAGAGATTACACAGAGGTTTTATTTACAGGAAACTACTCCACTATTCAGCAGTCTGCTTGGGTAGAGTGGCAAATGACAAGGACTTATGACGATGATACTGTAGACGATACTCTGGTAGGATCTGCTATTTCATTTAATGGTTATGGCTACTTCGAAGATGGAGTTAATCCACAACTAAGTAGTGATGTTTTAATAAGCAATACAAATATATTTCATAATTGTTCTAGTACAGATAGTCTATACGTTCCATTATTATCTGGTAGCGAAGGAGCCACTAAGGTTACATATCTAAATGAAGCTGGAGTAGTGATTAGAGTTGAAACTATAAGCAGTGATGTTTCCGCTCTAACTGTTGACAACAATAGCTACTCAGTTGACGATACTCTTTTGCTGTCTGCTGATATGACTCATTTGGAAGTTGAGTCTAGCGAAATAACAGAAGAAATAGAAGTACCAGTAGATACGAGAGAAATTCAAATATTACTTGCTGACGGAACAACAAAAACTCTTTATATAAAATGCATAGACTGTTCTAAATACGAGCCATACAAGGTTTCATTTGTCAATAAATTTGGAGTAGTACAAGATATCTGGTTTGATAAAAAGAGAACAGACAATTTAAGTGTTAGTAAAGACTCTTACAAGAGAAATATATTAAATATAGGGTCAACAGGAGTTACTTACTCTACAAACACGGCCTCTATGTTCCCTCATGATGTGATTGGGAACAAGAGCCTAACCATGAATACTGGATATGTTACTGAAGATTATAACGAGGTTTTACAGCAGTTAATGCTTACTGAGTATGCTTGGATACATGAAGGTGGTAGTGTTACCCCTATAGTTCCAAAGACCACTTCATTTACCAAGAAAACATCTCTAAACGACAAGTTAATAAACTTTACAGTTGAGTTTGATTATGCTTTTGATACTATAAATAACATAAGATAGATGCAAGTTATACAGCTATATATAGATGGTCAAAGATTGGACATGTTTGAAGACGAAAGCATACAGCTAACGTCTTCAATACAAGATGTGAAAGATATATCTAAAGTTTTTGCTGACTATTCACAAACATTTAATGTCCCCGCATCAAAGACTAACAATAAAATATTTAAGCATTATCATAACAATGCTATACAAAATGGTTATGACGCAAGATTCAGGAGTACTGCTGAAATACAATTAAACCACACTCCATTCAAAAAAGGGACCATTAGACTTAATAAGGTTAAAATGAAGAATAACAAGGCTTATTCTTACGAGTTAACTTTCTTTGGTTCTATGGTGTCGTTAACAAGGATACTAGGAGACGATAAGCTGAGGAATTTAGACTTATCTGCATATAATCATGAGTGGACCTACGAAAACGTCTTACAGGGCTTGCAAACGGGTCTAGAGTTCAATAGTGACCCATCTGCTGTAATATATCCACTTATTAGCCCTAAGAGAAGGTTTATATTTGATTCTGATCCATTATATGAGCCTATAGATAACTATGCAAACATAGGCGGGGCGACTGCTAATGGTGGTATACAACCTCAAGATCTTAAGCCAGCATTGAGATTAATCAGAATTATAGAGGCTATAGAAGACAAATATCCATTAACATTTTCTAGGGATTTCTTTGGAAGCGCATTATTTAATGATTTATACATGTGGATGCATAGAGGGGCTGGTAATATAAGCTACTCTGAAGGTACAAATACAACTAATATAGCGAACTGGGTAGCTGATGAAGTAAATACTACTTGTAGCCCATTCGAGAATAGGGTTAATTTTATAGGTGACTACTTTACTTTTACGGCCACAAATTCAAATACAGTTAATTATGTTCAAGCTTTACTTGAGTTTGAAATAACTCCTTCTGATTTAGGTGCTGCTTTTAGTTATAAAATAGTAGACTTAGTTACCGATACTACTTTATTTGAAGAGACAGATGTTGTTGGAGTTAGAAATGCAGCATATATACTTACAGCTCCTGAAGGACAGGAGAGTAGAGATTTTCAAATACAAGTTCAATTATCTACTCAAGATGGAAGTGGATTTGTTGCTTATGACGCAAGGTGGTACATAGTAACTTATTTCATTAGACCAACTGACAATAAAACTGATTGTTCTACTGCTCAGTTATACTTTTCTCTAGATCAGATTATGATTGGAGACGTATTATTCGAGAATCAGACTCCTGATTTAAAGATAATAGATCTACTCAAAGGACTATTTAAAATGTTCAATTTAACTGCATATGTAAATGACGCAGGAACAATTGTTGTAGAAACTTTAAATGATTATTATGGTACTTACGAAAGTTCAGTTAAACATGACATAACTAAGTATCTAAAAGTAGAGGACTCTACTATAGAGAGAGTCCCTCTTTATGCCAATATTGATTTTAAGTTTAAGGACCCAGAGACATTTTTAGCAGAAGAGTTCTTCGAAACAAATGGAGAGTACTTTGGGCATGAAGAATTTAATGTCATAATTGAAGGTGAGTATATAGATGGAGAGAACTATGAAATAGAACTACCATTTGAAAAGGTAATCTATGAAAGATTAACTGATTCTTTTGACAATTCAGATACACCTGCTTGTTATGGTTATTTTGTAAGCGAAAACCAAGAACCAGTAAAGGGTAATCCTTTAATTTTCTTTAATGTAAATCAAGATGTTCCTGACGAGAATATGTACTTTAGAAGTGCCGATGGAGTCACTAATTCAAGTTTAGTTAGCTACAATAGACCTAGTAACGTCAATGCGGATGAGACTCAGACTTTAAACTTTGACGAGGAAAATGACGAGTTCAACCTACTGTATAACGATGAGTCTTTGTTCAAGAATTACTACAAGACATACATCGAAGGTGTTTTCAGCGAGTATAATAGAATAACAAAAATAAGCGCTTTGTTGCCTATAAAGGTGCTATCTAAATATAAGTTAAACGATAGATTTTTAATAAATGGAGAGAGCTATAGAATAAATTCAATAACTTCTAACCTAATGACTGGCAATAGCCAATTAGAATTAATAGAAGATATCTATTCAGTAGGATCTGTGGTACCTATTCCACCAACTCCACCTGAACCATCTGTATTCTATACGCTTCAAAGGTGTAGTGACTTAGCAACAGGATTTAGAACTCAGCAAGAAGTTGCACAAATAACCTTAAATAACAATGATAGGGTTAGCGTTGGAGGTGAGTTTTACATAGTTACTGGAACCTCAGCTTTAGGAACAAACGTAGGAACAGTGACTAATACAGGCGAAGTGGGTTGTCCTGTTATATCTAGCTACTATACTTTACAAAAATGCGTAGACAGCAGTACTGGGTGGATTACTGGGCAAGAAACTACTGAAATAACGCTATCTAACAACGATAGAGTTAGTGTGGGATCTACTATGTATATTGTCACTGGAACTGACACCACAGGAACAAGCGTAGGTACAGTTACAGATACTGGGGAAGTAGGATGCCCTGTTATTCCTACGTTATTTGAACTTAAGAGAATTTATATAATATCAGGAGTTAACATAGATACATACACAAAACAGCAAGTGATAGATCTACAGTGTACTCCATGTGATGGAACAGCCGCTTATAGTACAAGAAAGAGTCCGAATGTACCTGCTCAAATAGGAGATCAAATATATGATTTTGATGGAGTTCCATATAATAATGATTTCATTATAGCATCAAACTCATTAAGTCCAGATATTCCTGGTTATGATATATGCGATTTAAGCAAAGTATTTATAAAATACATATATGTAGTTACTGGAGGAATAGTAACTGAAGTTATAAATAACACAACACCTTGCCCATAATATGTTAAAGACGATAATAGATTTACTCAAACAAGACGATTTCTACGGTGTAGATGAAAGAATTGATATTGCCAAAGGAAAATATCAACCACCCAAGACAATAAAAGAGGCGTTCAATAAGACTAAAAGATTTAAAAAATACGACTAATGGCAGATAATCAAGGTACATATAGGATACAGATTGTAGTTGACGGAGACGATAATATCAATGCAAGAATAAATGGCCTAACAAAAGGATACACTACTTTAGCTAAAGCTGTTGACGAAGCTAATGCTAAGCTTAGAGATCAAAATAAAGCTCATAAAGGCACGGCTAACTTCTATAAAGAACAGATTGGATATCTAGAGGACCTTAGAGATAGATTAGCTAAGACTACAGGAGAAACAAATAAGTATAATGCTGTAATAGAAAGGCTTGAAAAAAAGAAAGCAGCTCTATCTGCTCCTATGCAGGGAACTTTGGCTGCGTTTAGGCTTGAAGTGCAGGAGCTAAGAAAACAGCAAGCTCAAGTAGCTAAAACCTCAGCTCAATGGGATGCTTATGAGAAAAAGATATCGTCTGTAAAAGGAAGAGTTGATGCCTTGACTGGATCTCAAAGGATGCAGATCAAGACCAACAAGGATATGATATCCAATGCTGGTTTAGCTGGAGCTACAGTAGTAGAATTAGGTCGTACAGTTTCTGATGCAAACTATGGGTTTACAGCGATGGCAAACAACTTGTCTCAGTTGTCTACACTATTCATTACTCTTGTTGCTAAGACAGAAGGAGGTTTAATACCTGCTCTAGGAGCGTTGAGGACACAATTGATGGGTCCATTAGGATTTATAATATTGTTTCAAGTAGCTGTTACTGTTTTAGAGTATTTTGCTAAAGCTCAAAAAGAAGCTAAGGATGCAACAGATAAACTTTCTGACTCAATAAAGCAACAATCTTCACTATTAACAACATTACTAAAAAACTTCAGGGATATCAATGGAAGTTTATATGAGAGAGCAAAAGCTTTAAATGCGATAAAGCAGATTGACGAAGACCTATATAAGTTTTTGCAAAGAAACTTATTTAATCAGGAAAAAATAAACAAAGTAATAGCGGCTAGAACAGAGCTAACTAACGCAAATAGAGCAGTAGAAGAAAAATCAGGAGAACTTGCTGAAAAAATATTTGCAAGAACCGAAGAGTCAAACCAAAGACAGAAGAAGTTAGCTCTTGAAAAGTTAGAACTTCTGAGACTTGAGGTTGAAGGGATTAATATAGATGATGCTTATAGGGCTAGACTTATAAGAGATGAGGCTAAATTAAAAGAGTTTAACAAAGAGACTGTTGTTCTAATGAATGAACAAACGGATTTACTTGCTAGAAAAACTTTAGCTGAAATAAACTACGATTTAATATTAGGTAAAAATAACAAAAAAGGAAGAGATTCAAACAAAGAAAGAGAGGATCACTTAGCTAAACTGCAAGAGCTGTACGATGACCTTTCAAAACAAGGTAAAAACAGATTTGACAAACAAATCGAGGAAGTTAAGCAAGAAAGAGATGCTAGACTAAAGGTTTATGATGATATATTAGCAAAAGAAAACCTAACACAAGAAGAAAGAGCTTCTTTTCTTAGAGCTAGAATTAATGCTGAACAACTAGCGACTGACAAGATAAATGAAATAGAAGAAGATAGAGCTAAGTTTATCAGAGAAACCGCTAAGAAGCTCTTGAAGGATCAGGAGAGATTAAATGCAAAGCAATTACTAGATAATTTAAAATCTGTAAAAGATCAAGCAGATATAATTAAGGCTGAGAAATACAAGGAGGCTGAATCGATTATAAAAGATAAAGAAAGATTAGCTGAAAAGCTTAAGGAGATTGATATTGAAATATTAGAGTTTCAAATAGCAGTAATAAAGCAAGGAATGGAAGATGGAACCCTGCCTGCTGAGGAAGCTGTTAAGAGAGTAGCTGCTTTACAGATTCAGTTAACGAAGCTAACAAACAAGGCGGCTGTAACTGCTGAAGAACAGATGGAAATGCTTAAGAAATCTGCTAAAGATTTTACAGATGCATTAATAGGAGCTATTGAAATGGAGCTTGATGCTCAAATATCTAGAGAAGAAAGAAAAACCACAATACAGAACAATGCTCTAAAAGAAAGGCTAAGAAACGAAAACCTTTCTGCTAATCAACGAGAAGCAATAAACAAAAGAATAGAGAACAATGAGATTGCGCTACAAAAGAAAAGAGATGAGTTAGCTGAAAAACAATTTAAGTTACAAAAGGCGATAGCAATAGGGCAAACGATAATAACTTCATTTGAAATGGCTACTAGAGCATACAACGCTGTATTAGCAGGTCCAGAGAAGTTCTTAGGCATATCTGCCTTAGCTTTAGCAAAAGTAGCGTATGGTACTGCTTTAGCTTTAGGTCTAGCTCAAGTAAATGCAATTAGAAGACAACAGTTCGTTCCCTCTGGAATGTCCGCTGGTTCTAGTGGAGGCGCTGGAGGTGGAGCAACAGTGACTCCTCCTGAGTTCAACATAGTAGGCCAATCAGCTTCTAATCAAGTAGCACAGGCTGTACAAGGACAGTTTGAGAAACCAGTAAAAGCTTATGTAGTGTCTAAGGATATAACTACAGCACAAGAAATGGATAGAAATATAGTTTCTTCTGCAAGTATATAAAGCAATTAAGCCGCCCCTATATAAAGGGCGGCTTAAAGATTTGAGGTGTTCTGAATGAACTTAATAAATCAACCGATACAAATATACATCTTTTTATTGTAAATAAAACAAATATTGATAAAAAAAATTATCTTAATATGGAAATTGACGTAATAGAGTTACTTATAGATGATCAGAATGAGTTTGGTGGAATACAAGCTGTATCTGTAGTAGAACATCCAGCAATAGAGGAAGACTTCATTGCACTAAACAGTCAAGAGATAAAACTTGCTGAGGTAGACAAAGAGAAAAGGATTTTAATGGGTCCTGCTTTAATACCAAACAAAAAGATATACAGAAGATCTAAGGATCATGAGTATTACATATTTTTTAGTGAAGATACTGTAAGGAAAGCCTCAGAGCTTTTCCTTACTAGGGGAAACCAGAGTAATTCTACACTAGAACACCAAGTAGAATTAAAGGGACTTACTGTAGTTGAAAGCTGGATTATAGAAGACTCTAAGATGGATAAATCTGCGTCTTACGGTTTGAGCTTACCTGAAGGGACTTGGATGATTTCTATGAAGGTTAACAATGACGAAGTATGGAATGACTACGTTAAAACTGGTAGGGTAAAAGGATTCTCTATTGAGGGGTATTTTGCTGATGCATTAGAAAGACCAAAAGAAGAAATAGAGGAAGAATTAATGTCTGCTGAAGAGCTTGAAGCACTGTCAGTTATGGAGGAGTTCTTAAACGCAATGGGGGATGTAGATCTAAAGTCATACAGTGATTATCCTGATGCGGCTGTAAATAATGCAAAGCGAGCCTTAGAATACAAGAAAGAGAAAGGTAGTTCTTGTGGTACTTCTGTAGGATGGAAAAGGGCTAGTCAATTGGCTAGTAGACAGCCAATAAGTAGATCTACTATTGCCAGAATGGCCTCATTTAAGAGACACCAACAAAACAAAGACGTTCCTTATTCTGAAGGATGTGGTGGTATTATGTGGGATGCTTGGGGAGGATCTGCTGGAGTAAACTGGGCAATATCTAAACTAAAAGAAATAGACGAAGAGTTGTCTAAAAGCCCTTGTTGGGAGGGCTACAGACAAGACGGATGGAAGACTGGTAGCACAGGAAAAAGAGTACCTAATTGTATTAAAAAGTAATTGAATGGCAACTAGCAGAAACACAAGTTATAAGGTACATGTTCAAAGAGAAACAGATGCTGAAATAAGTGCAGTAAACATTGAGCAAGGAGCCATGATGGTTTCTGAAACAGGTCTCTATATGGGTTACAATGGGGAGAATGTAAGAATATATCCTCAAAGCGGGACAGGCAGTGGATTAGGTTGGGTTAGATATGACGATACAGAATATACTGAATTAAACAAATTACAATTAGCAGATCAAGTTACTATACCAATGCCTAACAACGGAGGTAACATAGTAAGAAGTGAATCTGGATTAGATTATTATAACCCAATAACAGGAAAAGTAATATCTAATGCAGTAAACAATGTCTATGTAGTTACTGTAGTATTTAAGATGTCTACTCCTAATGCAAACCAAACACATATAGACTTTTCAATGAGTGGTTATGGAGACTTGCATAGAGTAGATATGGTTATGCCTTTTTATAAAGGTAATGACACGCCTCAAAACGCACACTCTATGGTTCAGTTCTATACAGACCAAGACTTTGTAGATAATGGTGCTAACTTTCAAATACAA